AAAATGGTTTTAAGTCCCAGGGTGGTCTTGGTTTTGGAAGCCTTATCCGGCTAGCTGATCATTACGACCCAGAACGGGCACGCTTTACACGTGATGGTTGCGGCGCAGTTGTTGATGAAGTCGAGGCCAAGCCTGTTTTATATCAGCGGGTTTCGCTGTCCTTTGAGGAAGTAATTGAAAAAGCGCGGTCCTATCTGGAGCTGGATAACCCCGCTGAAATGAACTTCAAGCTGAATAGTTTGGCCCTTGATGCTGGTTACCGGGATCAATTTGCGCTTGAAAAGCTGATTGTTGATCAGATTCAATTTGAAGGCGCTAAGGGGCTTATGGACGTGGCTGCGCTCCAGGAACTAGAGGGTCAGCGTGAATACCTGATCCCTGATGTGCTTCCGCACCCTTCCGTTGCCCTGATTTATGGCGCTGGTGGTGATGGCAAATCCATGTTTGCCTGGACGCTGGCAAAGCACATCGCTACTGGAGCACCCTTTGTGGTCCGTGGCAGACACGTTCCAGTTCAGCAAGGCTCTGTGCTGCTTCTGAATGGTGACCAGCCGCTTCTCCAGCTCAAAGAGCAGCTGGAAGAAGTGGATTACCCGTTGGAGTCCAACACCAAGCTGCTCACGGACTGGTCGCTCCAGCGTTATGCCCAGTTCATCAAGCTGATGGAAAAGGTCCAGCCCAAGCTTGTTGTTATTGACTCGCTGATCGGCTGCTCTGGTGGTAGGGCATTTGATGAAAACAAGAGTGACTTTGCAACTCCCTTGTATTGGCTGACTAGGAATAACGGGGTGCTGTTCCCTGCAACAACCATCCTGATCATTCACCACGCCAATAAGCAGGGCGGTTTTCGTGGCACCTCTGCCATTCGGGATGCTGTGGATACCACACTTTCACTTCGTAAGCCCAGCAAGGACGAAGTGGAAAAAAGTCCCGCTTTAGCGGACAGCCGAATCATCACCATTGAAAAATCGCGGTTCGGTCGCTCCGGTACGGCGCTCATTATGCGCCAGGAGAAAGACCTGAGCTTCTCTGTGGCTGATTTCACCCCAGAGGTCGATGACAGCAATACATCGCCTTCCAGCGTCACTGACAAGGTGCTCCAGAGGCTTCGTATTGGTCATCCCCGCGCCTTTTCCAATACAGACCTCAATTCCGATCCAGTGGTGGGCGGAAAAACGGCGGCTATCCAGAAATCGCTCCAACGGTTGGTAAAGCGTGGCCTTATTTCTGAGATTCCAGGGGTTGGTAGGTACGGAAAAAAGACGTACCAGGCTGTACTCGCGTGTGGAGAGGTTGCGTATGTGTGTCCACCTAAAGAAACCCCTTCCACTGGAACGGATGTCAGGGTGGACAGCACCCCAGAAGCAGAAGAAGTGTCCAGCCTGGAACTAGGTGTGGATGCCGAGGCAGGACACATTGCCACTGATTTAGGGGGGTGTCCAGCCTCAGAACCCAGTGATGGTGCGGGTTCTGCCCAGACTGGACGCTCAGGGCAATATCCCCGCGCGAGGGAAATGGATCGTACCAAGGAAGAATCAGACGCTCTGATGAACGCAGCCTGGAACAAGTGGTCCGACTGACACAGGCTTGTCTGTGTAGTATGTGAGGGCGCTACCAGCCTTCACATGCTGTCACAAGAAACCGAACTTAATTTCAGGCTAACTAGATATGCAGATATTTTGCCCGTTGAAGTTTGTGTAACTTTTGCCGCTGCTGATAGCAACAAACGCCCGTACATAGAAGGTTCAATTATCCACCCCTCACGAGAAATATATGACCGCTTAAATAGCCCTGCTACTACTATGCGGTGTTACTGCCATAGTGATATGCCCCTTGAACAGCAACAAGAAACTATCGCCAGTATTGAGCCTGGTACTACCATTAGGGCGCTTGCTCAGCAGCCATCTACAAAATACGACAACAAAGCTTTTGGTACGCTTATTAGTTCTTTTAACACTTTTGAATCGGAAAGCAAAAAAGTACAGGTATTTACGCACGCACCAGGGGTAAAACAAACCTTCACCGTGAGTAACATGCCTTCGGATTTGGTGGAGCGTATGGATGCAAAGTTGGACGATATAGACGTAAAAAGGACGTACTTTTTGAAGAAATTGATAAATAAATTTTTAGCTGGTGACTTTGATGAGGACTTCGTGTAGGATTCTGACGGTCCACTACTCTAGTAAACCTACCTACACTCATGCCTAGATTTGATTTGCCTGAAGACGTCCTTGCAGCTTCTGAAAACATCCTATTAAGAGATTTTTTGGAATCGCCTGCTTTTTCCTATTGGATGGTTAGTGCTTTATGTAATGGGGTTCAGTCGTCCCATATATCTACCGAAAAGGTCACTGAGGATGAAGACTTTTTTGTTTTTAAGATTCAGAAAATTCTTTCATGTATTCCTATAGAAACAAAACGGGCCTGCTTTAAGGAGACTGCTACACAAGTCGCAATCAACAGGAATGCCCGTGCTGATACTGCCCTACGGCGTTCGCAGTACAGGGTCGTCGGGTAGCCAGCCCTTCTTGATTAGACCTTCTACTACCTCTTGTTGCGTTAAGTAAAGGCGGAAGAACTTGCAGGCCAGCTCTTGCAGTTCTTTCGTATCTTCACAGCTGGAAATTTTACGGGCGTACCGTTCGTAGACAAATTCGCGATTCGTGTCCATTGTAAAAATGCTCGCTACTACATTATGCTTAATGATTGGCTTCTGAGCCAGACTGGTGTCAGGTGCTGCGGTCCGATGCAAGAGTGGGCCACCATTACTTACTACGAGCTAAAGGGACCAACGCCTTATTTAGCAATTGTGCGATATACGGCGTATGGAAAAGACCTACTGCCTATCAGCCTTTGTGAAGATTTGTATCACGACACACCCGAAGACTTTTGCCGCTTGGAACGAGACATAGACACTGCGCTCGATTCTGGTATTGATGCCAGTGTCATGAGCACCTACGCGCATGAGTTCTTCCCCAGCATTACGGCGCATCTGACATAGTGTGCTACTGTAAGCAAGTCATTCGGAGCCCCACCATGGCCCACGCTCAACTAATTAGCTTCAGCTACACCAAAGGTTCAGATGTCCTGCATGTTCAGGCCATTGTTGATGACGCTGTTCAGGTCTTACCTGCAACCCATTTAGACCCAGCCGAGTTTGACTCCGCACACTGTCAGGCAGTCATTCTCTGGGACGAACCATTAGACCATACAAATGCACCAACACGGGAACAGGTGCTGCGTATGTTGCCCTGGATTACCGATTGGTGCGTAATTCCTCCGATTGAATTTGATGACTGATCCTGTCAACGCTCCAGCTCACTATCAAAGCAGTAGCGGTGTGGAGTGTATTGAAGCGATCAAGGCCGCAATGACAACCGAAGAATTTTTTGGTTATCTGCGCGGCAATTGCATCAAATACATCTGGAGGTATCGCCAGAAAAATGGCCTTGAAGACCTTCGCAAAGCCAGGTGGTACTTATGCCGCCTGATTTCAGAATTTGAACTTGACCCTTATGACGACCCTCTTGCATGAACTGCCCCCACTGCAACCGCAAACCACAGCGCGGTGATCGGTGGATTACTCAAACTAAACCTCGGTTTGAAGTAAGCATCGTAAGATGTCGCAAGTGCCCAAGCTGCGGCCACAAGTGGTTTACAGCTGAGGTTCCAATTGTTTGTGACATGCAGTCGACTGACCGCATTACAGACTTGCAAACCACCGTAAAAAGTCTTCTTAAAGCTTCTTACGAAACCTTTTCTCTTTAATCATGTCTACACATCCATTTGACACCAGTAACTTTGCAAGCGTAAAACTCAAGAACGTTCCAAGCTACTTACAGAATGATGCCGCCGATTACAATCTTCGGGTTGCGGCTTGGTTCGATAACTACGCTGTAAATGCTGCCCAGTTTGATGCTGCTATGGCCGACCAAGACAGACGATGGAAAATGCGTACCGCAGAAGGCTGGGAAGCTGACGAAGGCGGCTGGTACACACCCACCGGCATCAGCGAACACGACTGGGAACACGACTACGGAAACCCTTTTCCTGAAGAACCTGTCTGGGAAAACTACAAGGCTCTCAAGCGTTGCACTGCTGGCTGGCGCATAGACGACACCGGCTGGTATAGTCCCGAAGGCCAACATGAGTCCGAATGGACAGGCCCACTTCCTGAATACACACTTCTTTGAAGACCACCCATGTCTGACTACAACTTGTTTTTCGGTGTCGAGCACCTGCACAGGATCTCGACATCAATTTCTATCGCCTTCGATACGGAAACGCTCCAGCTACAGCCTGAAATAGGCAAACTTCGTTTGATCCAGCTGGGCTGCGAAGTCAGTAAAACCATCGTCATCATTGACTGTTTTGAGTTAGATGCAGACGGCTGGGAAAAACTCCGCCTGTTCTTCACTAATGGTGACCGGTACTGGTTAGCCCATAACGCAGTTTTTGATCTTGGTTGGCTGCAGGAACATGGCATCTACATACGTGGCCGGATTGGCTGCACCATGCTTGCCAGTAAGCTCCACCACAATGGAACGCCTAACCTCAGGCACGGACTGGCACATGTTGCTAAACGTGTCTTAAAAATTGAACTTGACAAGGAACAGCAGCGGTCTGATTGGAGCGTTCCAGTCTTAAGTCGAGACCAGTTGGTCTACGCCGCTAAAGATGTCGAAGTGTTACTGCAGCTGGATTATCCACTTACAGCGGCGTTACAGAATGCGAGGCTTTCTGAAGCTTACACATTAGAGTGCAGAGCACTTCCCGCTATGGCCCAGATGTGGCGTACCGGGCTCCCTTGGAACCGTAGTAGTCTTGAGCAGCTTTGTAATGATTACCAACACGACATTCATGCGCTCGGTAGAGACTTTTTACGGGAACTTGATAACGCGCTTCCTGCGGAACACAAGCTCCCAAGAGAAGCAGCAAATCCTCAAAGACTTTCAAAGCTTCGAGACCTTGTCACGCAAATGGGGCACGAAGACTCAGACTACGAAAAATGGTATGCGGAAATTGAACAGATTGAAACGGCGCCGCAAATGTTTAACCTCAGGCCAAAAGCTACGGGTGATGCTCGTCGTGGGACCAAGCTACAAGCAGGCTTCAACTTAAGTAGTCCCAAGCAATTGTTAGAAAAGTTCACAGCACTTTTAGGGACAGTGCCAAAGGACAATAAAACGGGTAAGCCTAGTGCTAGTAGGGCAGCGCTTCAGGATTACGCTGCGGACCACCATGTCATACAGACCTATTTGGCGTGGAAGAAAAGTGAAAAGCGTCGTCAAATGGCTGAAGGAATCCTTGAAAAGATGGACCCGGATGGCTTTGTACGTGCCAGCTACCTCCAGCTTGGGGCGGAATCTGGTCGTATGTCCTGCATCAAGCCCAACAACCAGCAGATTCCCCGTGATACAGAGTTTCGGCAATGTGTTGAAGCTCCTGATGGTTGGCTGCTTGTGGATGCGGATTTTGGTCAGATGGAACTTCGACTCGCTGCAGCAGTGGCGCAGGATGAAAAAATGACCAAGGCATTCCAGGCTGGTGAAGACCTTCATACGGTTACCGCTGAGGCAATTGGCTGTACTCGCCAGATCGCGAAAAGCGCCAATTTTGGTTTGCTGTATGGGTCCGGCGCTAAGGGTTTGCGTAATTACGCTGCTAGCTCTGGTGTAACGATGACGGTTGAGGCCGCTGCAACAATTCGTAACCAATGGCTAAATACCTATGCAGGTGTGAAGCAGTGGCAAAACCAGAATGCCGCAGACGCATCAAAGACAGCAAGTAATCGGTGGGCCGAAATTCGCATTCCAGGCTCTGACATGCGGCGTTTCTTGCCGGGTGACATGAACCGCCTGACAGTTCGGTGCAACACTCCAATCCAAGGGGCTGGTGCGGCCATTCTTAAATGCGCTTTAGGAAACCTTTGGCCAAAGGTTCTAGAAGCTGGTGAACAGGAAGTAAAAATCGCGGCCTGCATCCATGATGAAATTCTCTTACTTGTTCGTGAAGATAAGGCGCAGCAGTGGGCGGACCAGCTAAAACAAGTAATGGAAAGCGCCGAAGCTAAGTGGTTGGGAGACATTCCGCCTCTAGCTGAACCTTCTATAGGAAAGCGTTGGTCCGAGATCCATTAATAAGTAGCGCAGCATGGTCAGCATCTATCGCACAGTCAACGGATGGTCCTTCCGTAGCCTTGCGGAAACGGGTTCTTACCGTAGTCTTTCGGAAGTGATGGATGCTGCCTATGCCACCGGAAACAGGGCGGCAGATAGTTATGAAGTTCTTGCAGTACGAAATAGCGCGTGCCAGTACTGCAGATTTGCTCCGGGCAGCCAATTTTCTTGAAGGCGCTAGGGAAGTAAGGCGGGGCTGCCGTAAGCAACGTACAAAAGCTCGTAAGGATCAACAGACCGGCTGGCGTAAGCATGTTGATAATGCGCTTCTTTGGTAGCACAATGCTAGACTGAAATCTACTGGGCTACTACTTGATGGCAATTCGGCACGGAAATAAAACATATATGCAAATACTTCTTGATCCCCATAGGGCAAGATTGCTGTTTGACCTAGCTGAAAAGGTTAGCATACGTCCCACTGCCTGGATTCGTAACGCGGTCTACAAAGCATTGGAACGGGAATACCCTTCCGCAGTTTACAACGAGGCAGTTGCTAAGGATGAAGCTGCTTGGCGTGCGTCTGTACGTAAGCGTGTTGAAGGCCGTATTAAGTCACGTAAAGCTCCTGAAGATTCTGAGTAAAAGGATTTGTACTGTGCTACTCTTCCTGGGTCTACTACTTACCAGTTAATGACACGCTACGCACTTAAGACAACACACGGAACTCAGGTTATGTACCTTGCAGCTTATTATGCAAACTTCCCTAAGAACAACGGTATCCGCTTGACAGACAAAGCAGAAGACGCCTGCTCCTATGTGACTATTGAAAAAGCCTGTCAGGTGGCACGTAGCCTCGAAGACAGCATGGGCTGCGTACCAAGCATTGTGGAAGTTTCTTACTGATGGACGGCTTTAGTGAATATCTGAAGGACATTGTTCGCTACCCGCTCTTAAGTAAAGAGCAGGAAATACTTTTGGCGCGGCAGGTTCAGGTTTGGGTTACATCTGAAAACCCTACCGAAAAGCAAATAAAAACAGGTAAACGGGCCTACCAAAAGCTGATCAACTGCAACCTAAGACTTGTAGTTTCTATTGCAAAACGTTACACATTACGTTCCAGGCGCACGGAAATGTTTGACATTGTGCAAGAAGGAAACATCGGGCTTGCTCATGGCATTAAAAAGTTTGATCCAGAGCGTGGTTATGCCCTGTCTACCTACGTGTATTGGTGGATCAGGCAGTCCATTAGCCGCTATTTGAGTTACCACGACCGCATGATTCGTATTCCGTCCCATGCTGGAGAAATACTGACAAAGCTCCGCCAATGGGCGCCTGAATTTGAACTAGCCCACGGACGGCGCCCCACCCTAGAGGAAAGCGCAGAATACTGTGCTACATCCCCTAAGCGGTTGCGTGAGTACCTGGAACGTAGTGAGGACTGCCTTAGTTTGGATAAACCTAGAACCGGGTTGGATTCTCAAGAACATACACTGGTCGAACTTATTACTGACGGTGAACACCCCATGGAAAAACTTGACACCCTTTTCTCTAGTGACACAGTAGACAGACTATTGATGTCGTTAAGTACTGTCGATCGCACCATTGTGGAGCGTGTTTTTGCTTTTGATGGTGGTGAAGCGCAGACCTACATAAAGATCTCTAAAGACTTAGGTATGTCTAGAGAACGTGTAAGGCAAAGATACCATAAAGCCTTAAGGAAACTTAATGTGCTTGCAAAATTAGGTAGTTGTGGGCCTTTATAGTGGAGTGCCCTAATTGCGGTGCCTCAGGTAGTGGGGCCTTGAAAATGATCAGCACTCGTAATTCACACGAAGTGGCGAAGACACGGGTTAGAAAATGTACGGTCTGTTCTACGTTTTTGTATTCGATAGAGATTCCGGTGGACAAAGACCACGTCGATTGCGATAGGCATTACCACGCTAAAAAAAGTGTGGTGCAACGTTTGATTTCTGCGCTTTATTCATGAGCAATGTTGAATTGGTCTGGGCAACCCCAGACGCTGAAAAGCTGATCGTGCGGATGGCACGGGTTAGTAATCCCAGCAATGAAGACAACTGGGAAACCGGGCCAGGGCTGCTTAGATACCTTGTTAAGCACAAGCACTGGTCGCCATTTGAAATGGCCAATATGTGCGTTCAAATTGATACTGAAAGGGACATCGCCGCTCAGATATTGCGGCATCGGTCCTTTTCGTTCCAGGAATTTTCTACTCGCTACAGCAAGACACAACCCGCCGAGATACCCTATTTCAGACGGCAAGACACTAAAAATCGCCAGAACAGTATTAGTGACCTACACCCAAAACATCAGGAAGACTTCCAAGCAGGTGCTGGTCGCATCATTGCTGATGCCTTTTTGTTTTATGACACCCTATTGGAACGGGGCGTTGCCAAGGAGACGGCTAGACGTATCCTGCCACTCTGTACTCCTACCACCCTTTACATGCAAGGGACACTAAGGTCTTGGGTGCATTACATCCAGTTGCGGGCTGACAACGACACACAGCTAGAGCACCGGCAGATTGCCTTTCAGTGCGCAGCTGTGTTTAAAAAGTGCTTTCCAACGGTCCACCAGGCCGTTTTTCCTACACTGAACCTATGAAGGTCATCTTTTTGAACTGGTTTGAGCGCATCGCTCTGCACGTATTGGTGCGTAGTCCGCGCATTGGTATGCTCGCGGTTAAAGAGATGGATGGTCCGTTGCTTTTTATTGCTAACGATCCTTTTGATGGAATGCCCATCGGCGATAGTAATCCAGTTGCAAACCAGTTAGAACGCATATACCGCAACTCGTCTAACGGACCAGGGTATGGTCAAGATTCGGACGTTACATGAACAGTGGTTTGTAGTCTGCACGCTTGGCGGAGGCTTGTGCGTAGAAACGACTAACGAACAAAAAGCACGTACCATTGCAGACGTGCTTCACTGTTCCGTCCATTCGGAAATGCGGGCTTCGCGGGCTTCGTTCCAGTAGCTGCGTTCTCTGTACCATTCTTTCCATTCGTTTCCTGACTTGTGGCTATTGCAGGAAAAACAGCACCCTACTAGGTTCCGCTGTTCTGTTTGACCGCCCTTACACTTTGGGATGACGTGGTCTAATGTTGCGTTCTTTCCAAGCGGCTCAGAGCAGTAGGCGCAGCAGTAATTCCACTGCCTCAGGATATGATCACGAAAGCGCACCTTGGCTTTCTTTCGGGGAACTAATTCAGTCCCGTCGATCTGGTGATCCACTATCACCGCTCAATAAACTGCAACAATAGACTTGACTTGCAGCTATTTACATGGTAACGCCCAAAGGTAAATTACGGCGTTGACCAGACGCGGCCTTCTTCTATCCGTCGGCGGCGTAGTCCTTCCTCAAAGTGCGAACCAGGGTTTCGATAAAGTAATAAAGCATCAGGTACTTGGTTCCATTCGTGGTTCTTTAGTACGCGGCTAATTGTGCTAAACCCTGGCAAACCGTAGAAGTACGCTCCAACGTTGAAGGCAAAGCTGATTAAGGCTGACTTTTGGTTGGAACTCATGCTTTTCCAAAATGGTATGTCGGCTTCAAGAATGTCCGCGGTGCGTTGTACCTCTAAGTTCAACATTTCTTCTGCCCTTTGTTGGCTAATTCTTTCGCCTAGCCTTACGTTTTGGCCTTCGGGATACCGGGTGTTTCCGTAGCCAATCGTTGGTACGCCAGCAGGACACAAATATGAAGTTAAATGACAACCTTCAAATTCTTTGATAAGCTCCACCGCCGCGCCATAGCTTTTGTCGTTGACAGCCGAAATCCATGTGCCGTACCAAGGCTGGTCGCGGTTAAGAATGTCTGGCTGCACACTTAAAATTGCGGCTTCTAGCTCTACTAGCGCAGCACTCTGATGCGGCAGTTTCCGGTAGTAACGGAATAGATCATTCAGGTGAACCGGGGTGTTTGGGCTCATGCCATGGTGCGCGAAGGTGCAGGTCGTCAAGGCGCTGCGGAGGTGGTACTGCGGCAGGCTGGGTTGCGTGCCAGTCCTCTTCAGCCTGGTCTAGTTTTTTGGGCAGCGTTGCGTAAAACTTACGCCGCTGGATGGCCCTGTCTACTTTGCTCCACATGGAACGGGTGCTAAACAGGACGATCCAGCGACCATCAGGTGGTATCAGCCCTTTTTTCCAGGTCTAAGGCTGCGAATTGCAGTGAACAGGAATTGGATGACGCTGTTGTCTTTTAGCTTGCTCATGCCAATTAGCTCGGATGCAGCAGCGACGACAACCCAGAAAGCGGGGTGACCAAGAATTTCTTCGATGTTCATGGTGTTCAGGACTTTGTCTAATACTAGCCTTGTGGGCTTTTGTACTCCAGAACGGTGATGCGGTTTCCGTGGTCGTTAAGGCGTTCGTAGATTTCGCGGCGGTCAGCAGTGGCCTGCACCTTTTCCGCCTTCATGTCTTGGTGTAGATCTTCAAGCTTTGTTGCAATAGATTCAACGCCAGCCGTGAGGCGAATAACCGCTTCACGACTTTCGCTGGTTCGTCTAGTAAAACCAGAAACGCTCATCCCGGCAATGCCAAGAGACGCGCCTAGGATCGCAGCGTAAATTTCAATCACGAGTCCTAGCCTTATTACTTCAAGTCTAAAGGATCTGGTCTACCAGATAGGATCGCCACTGCGCGTTTGTAAAATTCGCAGTCGGTCTTGTTGGCTTTTTCTAAAGCCTCCTTGACACGCTTCCAATTTTCAAACGTGTGGCGATCCATGAATCAAGCAGCCCAGGGTGTTCCAGAAGCTTTTGTTGGGTGGCGTTTTTCGTCTAGTTGTGACTGCAATGCAGCCTGAATGTTTTCGGTCTGCTCTGGGTTCTCTGCATTTAATGCTTGCTGCACCCAAAAGATGACCTGAGCTTCAGTTAGCTCGTCAAATGGAATCAGGTCGTCAGGACGC